CAGAAGATACAATGACTATACTCTCGAAGTATATTGATAACCTGCCACTCACTGTAGAACCCGACAAACTAAAAGGTCTGATGCGTGAACTATATGTTGAAGCACTAAGCTCCGATACTGAATGATATTATTTAAAACTTTGCGTTGGAAGAATCTTCTTTCAACTGGTAACTACTTTTCCGAAATACAACTGAATGCCAATACCAATAGTTTAATTATTGGTGAGAATGGTTCGGGTAAATCCACAATGCTTGATGCGTTGTGCTTTGCTTTGTTTGGTAAAGCATTTCGGAGTGTGAACAAACCAAATCTACTCAACTCAATTAATGGTAAAGATTGTGTGGTCGAGGTTGAGTTTGATATTGGTAATAAACAATATAAGATTGTTCGTGGTATCAAACCAAACATCTTTGAGATTTATCAGGATGGAACTCTAGTAAATCAGGACGCAGCAATGCGTGACTACCAAGAGTATCTGGAAAAGTTTATCATCAAACTAAACTATAAATCCTTTACTCAGATTGTCATACTTGGTTCGGCATCCTTTGTACCGTTCATGCAGTTGTCGGCATCGGATAGAAGAGCAATCATTGAAGACTTGTTAGACATTCAAATCTTTTCTACAATGAATGGATTGGTTCGAAACAAATTATCTATGAATAAAGATTCAATGATAACGAAGAAGAACGAAATTGAATTGATGCAACAGAAGTATGACATAAAGAAAGAACACCAAGACAAACTCAACGAAGACAAAGAAGTAAAGGTAAACGAATATGCTAGTGAGATACAAAGTTGTACAGAAACCTTACGCACGATATCTGGAGACATTGACAATCTGGAAGGGCAGAAAGCACATCTTCTCCCACTCGTTGCCAAGATTCCTGAAAATGAAAAGAAGATTATTGCGCTTAAAAAAGTTGAATCGAAAATTGAAAGCAAGATATCCGAAGTGGGAACACATAGACATTTCTATGACCACAATGCTGATTGCCCAACGTGTAGGCAAACCATTACCGTGGAGTCTAAAGAGAGGCACTTGGGCGAACTACAATCAAAAGAGCAGGAACTTGCTGGTGGTCTAACCGAACTGCAAGAAAAAATAACTGAACATGAAACTCTATTGGAACAACTGCGTTCCAACGAACAGACACTACACACACTACGCATTGAACTCGCAACAAAACAAACTGGTAAGGCGGGACTAGAAGCAGCAATAGTAAAGTTACAAAAACAAATTGATGATTTGAATTCGGCAGATAAAAAATCTGCTGATGTAACTGAACTGACTAATCTGAAAACACAAATCAAAACATCAAAGGAAGACTTGAAAGTTTTGATTGAAGAGAAATCATATTACGAAGTTGCAACCAGTTTGTTGAAAGACTCTGGTATCAAGACAAAGATTATCAAACAGTATCTACCAATCATAAACAAGTTGGTCAATAAATATTTGGCGTCGCTAGATTTCTTTGTCAACTTTAATCTTGATGAGTCCTTCAAAGAAACTATCAAGTCACGACATCGTGATGACTTTAGCTATCACAACTTCTCTGAAGGTGAGAAGCAACGTATCGATATGGCATTGATGTTGACTTGGCGTGCTGTTGCAAAACTAAAAAACTCATCAAGCACCAATCTATTAATACTAGATGAAGTGTTTGATTCAAGTTTAGATACCACAGGCACAGAAGAACTGATGAAGATTCTACATGGACTTGAGGATGTCAATCTGTTTGTGATTAGTCATAAGGGTGATATACTTCAAGACAAATTTGCAAACACAATACGATTTAAGAAGGTGAAGAATTTTTCGAGGATAATGAAATGAGTGATATACTAACCATTGATACTGCATCAGGTGTCATTACTGAAGAAACAATTAACGAGTTGACAGTTTATAATGAGTATCATCCCCTACTCAAAGAGGTGATGCCAGAGTATACTGAAAAACTTCCTAATGAAAATATGAAGATGTTGTTAAAGCAGATGCGTAAGACACTAAAACAATATGGTGCGTTTGGTCTGTCGGCAAATCAATGTAATGTTCGCAAACGAGTGTTCGTTCTTGGCACAGACCAGTTTACTATCTCATGTATCAACCCAAAAGTTATTGAGGTCGATGATACAATAGTGAAAGAGAGTGAAGGATGCTTGTCATATCCAGGTATGTTCTTAAAAATCGATAGACCTTATTCGATACTCGCAGAGTTTACTGATGAGTATGGTCAAGTGAAGCAGCAACGACTCGAAGGTATGACTGCACGATGCTATCTGCACGAATTAGATCATATGAATGGTGTGCGTTTCGTTGACCACGTAGGTGAAGCTTCGGTGCAATTTGCGAAAAGAAAAGCAGAGAAATTTATAAAGACCTTTGTTCGTGCTAAAAAGGCAATAAAATAGGACTTGACAACTCCCGAGCTTTCGGGCATAATGGTTATTCAGTAATCAAAAAGGAGTTGTCAAAATGTCAGCACTAGAAAAGTTTTCAGAAGAGCAAGAGATAGAGTTTTATCATTCTGCCAACGATGTCAAAGATGCAATACGGAAATACGGTATTAGCATTGTGGCATTCTGTATGGAAGAGTTAGCAGAAGAACTATTGTCAAAATCAGAAGAAGAATTTGACTTGACAAGTGCCACACACAGTGCTATAATGGTTATTCAGTAATCGATAGAGGATAACTAAATGACAACTGTTATACAAAAATCAAACCTTGCCAAATTGCTAGCTACTGAGAATGTAAATGTTCAGTATCGCAAAGCAAAAACGGCATCATTTAATCCCGCAACACGCACATTGATAATTCCTATTATGAAGGAAATGTCAAACGACTTGCATGACTATTTGGTTGGTCATGAAGTTGGTCACGCTCATGATACTCCAAAAGATGGTTGGCATGATGCAGTTCATGCGAACGGTAACAACTACAAAAGTTTTCTCAATGTAGTTGAAGATGCACGTATTGAAAAACGCATGAAACGTAGATACCCAGGTCTTCGCAAATCATTTAGAAATGGTTTTGATGACTTGATGCAACGTGACTTCTTTGAAGTTGCTCATCAAAATCTCAATACTCTCCCATTTATTGACCGAGTGAATCTGTTTACAAAATCAGATTATACTCTTGACATTATTTTCAACAAAGAAGAAACTGTTCTGTTGGATAAAGTCAAAGCAATTGAAACTTGGGATGATGCTGTTCGTGTTACGAATGAATTGTGGGCATTCTCAAAAGAAGAAATGTCAAAACTTAGTGAGCATGGTGGTCATGAAGGTTTTGATGATAGTGATAGTGACTATGATGATTCAGATTCATACGGTGAAGATGATCCTAGTGAAGATGACCAAGATGGTGAATCTGGTTCAGGTGAAGGTAAGTCATCAGGTGAAAAGAAAGACAAGTCTGATGAGTCTGCTGCCGACCAAAAATCAACCGAAAGTGATGACGGTGATGATGGTGAAAATGATGGTTACAGAAACATATTGAATCGTAACAAAAAATCTGCTGCTTCAGACTTTGACCAGTATTCAGATGAGCCAGTATGTGAGACTGATAATAACTTCCGCAAAAATGAAATAACTTTGATTGATGAGAAGTCTCTTGATTATGTGTATGCAAAATTGCCTACTCCAATCCTGAGTAAAATCATCACTCCTGCAAAACGTGTGCAAGAATTGCTTACTCAAGAATTCTCAAAACAGAATGCAGAGTATGAAAGTGTTTCTACTGCATTGTATAATGATTTCAAACGCAAGAATGAACGATACATTTCGTTGCTTGCCAAAGAATTTGAAATGCGTAAGGCAGCAACCAAGTATTCCAAGTCACGACTGTCTAATACTGGTGATGTTGACATTAGTAAGATATACAAGTATCAGATTGACGATAACATTTTCCGCAAGATGATGAAAGTGCCGAAAGGTAAATCGCATGGTCTGGTTTTGTTGCTTGACAAATCAGGTTCAATGTCACAGAACATGGCATCATCGATTGAACAGATTTTGATCCTTGCATTGTTCTGCCGCAAAGTGAACATACCATTCAAAGTATATGGTTTTGGTAATGCTATAGCAGTTCGACAGATTGATTACCCTAACGAAATGAAAGAATGGGAAAAACAACTTGAGAAAAATGAACTGTCATCATGGAATGATATGTACGGTACCTTCAGTAAGAATGATGGTGAGTTGGAAACCAATGTGGTCTATCTGCGTGAAGTAATCAACTCGCAAATGGGTAACGCATCATTCCAGAAAGCAGTGAAAAATCTTTGCTGCCTGATGAATTCGTATGGGTATGGTACTAGTGTATATTCCCAACGAAGTTTTCATCGTCCACCAAGTGAATCGTTGAGCAATACACCATTGATTGAAGCACTTATTGCACTGAAACCAATACTAGAAGAGTTCCGTCAAACGAATCATCTGGATATTGTGAACACTGTTATTGTCCATGATGGTGATGCAGATGACATTCAAGCAGTTTATGCAAGAGGTGAACGTCATGACAGAAAATGGTTTAACGCACGAACTGAAAATGTATTCATCACTGATGGTAAGAATCAATTGAAAGTAGCATTCAATCCGAAGACTCATGGTAATACTTTGCAATCTGTCATTTCGAATTGGTTGACTTCAACTACTGGAACAAAATTATTTGGTTTCTTTATTATACCTACGCATGGTAAAGTAACTAATATTGTTAAGAATCGTTTGGTCAATGATGAGTTGACTGAAATTCGTAAAATACCAGGTGCGTACTTTCAAGAGAATGAAGCAATCAAGAAGTATGTGCGTCAGATGAGAAAAGAAAAATTCCTTGTATCGCAGCTTGATGGATACGAATCATTCTTTTTGATTCCTGATGGTTCGAATCTGGAAATAAATGATGATGAAATTGTAGTAACTGGTAAAGTGAATTCATCTAACCTTGCTAAAGCGTTTATGAAATTCAATAAAACCAGACAAGTGAATCGGGTATTAATTACCAAGTTCATACAGGGTATTGCCAAATAGGAAACAAGTGGGAGTGTTGCGTAAAAACAACACCCCCTACTTGACAAGTGAACCTAGATGGGATATAATGGTTGTTCAATGTGATTACGGAGTTTATATATTATGGCAAAAGTTTCTGCGGTTCGTGCTAAATTTTTGGATGCTGTTACTGCAACTGGTGAAAAGACTGTTAGTCTTCAGGATATTAACGGCATCTGTGCAAAAATCGGTATTGCTCATCCTTATTGGTTTACCAAAGATGAAGCAAATCGTGTTGGTCGTGGTCTGTACAAAGTTCCTAAATCTTCTAAATCTCCTAAAGCGTCTGTCGAGATTCCCAATCTGGCAGCACAAGTTATTCCTATGTCTAAACCGACTGAAAAACAAATTGGTAATCGAATCACTAATCTGATTACTGATCTTGAAACGGATAATCTTGTACCGCAAAAATACGAAAACTATGTGCCGTTCGGTAACTTCGATGATATCGAATCAATCATAGCTTCTAAAATGTTCTTTCCAGTATTTGTTACTGGTCAATCAGGTAATGGTAAAACAATGTCAATCGAACAGGCTTGTGCAAAACAAAAACGCAAGTATGTTTGTGTGTCAATGACTCCTGAAACTGATGAAGGTGACTTGTTAGGAAACTTTGTATTGATTAACGGTCAGATGGAATGGCGTGATGGTCCCGTTACTGTCGCTGCCCGACAAGGTGCAGTTCTCTGTATCGATGAAATTGATTACGGTGCTGCAAACTTGTCTTCACTGCAACGTGTATTTGAGGGTAAACCTTTCTTGTTGAAGAAAAAGAATGAAGTGGTTGTTCCTGCTGCTGGCTTTACTGTATTCGCAACTGCAAATACTAAAGGTAAGGGTTCGGAAGATGGCCGTTTCATGTTTACGAATGTTCTTAATGAAGCATTCTTGGAACGATTCGTGAATACCTTTGAGCAAGATTGGCCTCCTGTTACAGTGGAACGCAAGATCATCACGAAGGAATTGGAATCTATCGGCAAGTCTGATAAAGAATTTGCCGAGAAGCTCGTAACGTGGGCAGATGTGATTCGCAAAACCTTTGCTGATGGTGGTTGTGATGAAGTGATTTCAACTCGTCGCTTGGTTCATATCGCAAGAACGTATGGTGTATTCGGTTCTAAAATCAAAGCACTTGAATACTGCCTAAACCGTTTCGATACCGATACTAAGGCATCATTCTTAGACTTGTATACTAAGGTTGATGCAGGTGCGAACACTGAAACACTGTTAGTAAAAACGCAAGATGCGGTCGAACCTAATGAAGTCGCCGACCCATTTTGATAATTGCCGTAAATGTACTTGACAACTACTTATCATCGTGATATAATGGTTGTTACAGTTGAGAGTAAGACTGCCTTTCAACTGCTTACTTGTAGCAGTCAAATTTTTTGGAGCATTTCGTAATGTCAGTTAAATCAAAAATCCTTGCTTACTTGTCTAAAACAGACACCGACTACAACACATTGACCGCTGCACAAATTCGTGCAAAGTGGGGTGTGTCAGATGTAACAAGTCGCATCAGCGAACTGCGTAAAGAAGGTAACGCAATTTACCTGAACAACCGCACTCTTGCAGATGGTCGCCAGATTTCTTTCTACCGTTTGGGCAAACCAACTAAGGCAGTTGTTGCTGCTGGTGTTGAAGCTCTTCGTGCTGAAGGTATCAACGCTTTTGCCTAAAATAGTTTAGGTTCTGGTGGAGTGGAGGCATATATATAATGTGTGCTTCCACTCTTTTTTTATGGATAAATTATGCAAATACAACTAAACGCTGAAGAGCTCAAAAAAACAAAACTGTTTGTAGCAACCCCAATGTATGGCGGTATGTCACATGGACTGTATGTAAAATCCTGTCTTGACTTACAAACTACGATGATGCGGTATGGTGTTGAAGTGAAGTTTTCCTTCCTATTCAACGAATCTCTCATCACACGTGCAAGAAATTATTTGGTAGATGAATTCCTTCGCACAGACTTTACACATTTATTGTTTATCGATTCTGATATTCATTATAACCCCCAAGATATTCTGGCACTGATTGCACTTGACAAAGATGTTATTGGCGGTCCGTATCCAAAGAAGTCTATCAACTGGAATAACATTGCAGAGACAGCTCGTAAACATCCAGACCTGAATCCAAAAGAACTTGAGAATCTGGTCGGTGAATACGTCTTCAATGTTGTTGCAGGAACACAACAGTTCTCTGTAACCGAACCATTAGAAGTGATGGAAATTGGAACTGGTCATATGCTTGTTAAACGCCATGTGTTTGATAAAATGGCAGAACAATATCCAACCATTCGTTACAAACCAGACCATGTTGGCCAAGCCAACTTTGATGGTTCACGATACATCCATGCGTACTTCGACACTGTAATCGACACTAAAGATTCTATCGTTGGTGGTGGTTCAGATCGTTATCTGTCAGAGGACTATATGTTCTGTCAGATGTGGCGCAAGATGGGTGGACAAATCTTCTTATGTCCGTGGATGAGAACACAACATATCGGTACCTATGCATTCACTGGTAATATGCCAGCAGTTGCACAGTACACTGGTAAGTTATAGTATACGGCAATAAAGATGGTTACATCCGAAAAGACTTGATAAGAGTCTTACACTATGCTATCATGGTTATATACAATCATGATTTGATAAGGAAATAATTATGAAACTTTCTAATGATACTCTAAGTATCTTGAAAAACTTTGCTTCAATCAATCAGGGAATATATTTTAAGAAAGGTAAAACGATTCGCACCGTTTCTACTGGCAAAAATATTATGGCTGAAGCAATAGTGAGTGAAGAAATTCCAACAGAGTTTGGAGTTTATGATTTGAACAATCTTCTTTCTGTTATCTCTCTACACAAAGAAGAACCGACTTTTGATTTTGAAGATAATAATATTCTTATCTCAGGATTGAAAGGTCGTAGCAAGATTCGATATCGTTTCTGTGCTGCTAGTATGATAGTCACTCCTCCCGACAAAACAATCGAGATGCCTAATCCAGAGATAACACTGAAACTTTCTGGTGAAGACCTTGATTGGGTTCTCCGAGCTGCGAATGTTCTATCATCCCCATTCATTGCCGTTGAATCGAATGGTAGTAAAGTCTTTGTGAAAACATTTGATTCTACTAATGATGCTGCACACACTGATTCGATTGAGATTGCTGTTGGTAATGGTGATATCTATTGCATGATATTCAAAACAGAAAATCTCAAAGTGATTTCTGGTGGTTATTCCGTCAAGATTTCTTCGAAAGGTATTGCAAACTTTAAACACGAAACTGCCAATATTCAATATTGGATTGCAACTGAAAATGGTTCTAAATTTGAAAAGGCGAGAAAATAATATGGCAATGAAAATGTTTATGAATGCTTCACCTGATTATGATGGAAAATCAATTGCCATTAATCCTGATGCTGTAGTATCAGTCTTTACATATGATAAAACTGATGACGATGGTGTGGAGAGTCCTGTTACTATTCTTTACGGTGCAACAGGAACTTCTTGGGAAGTTAAAGAATCATATCTTGAAGTAGTTGCTCGTCTAAATGAACCTAATTGAATTCGGTGATTGTCGTGAAACGATGCGTAGGTGGGCAGCAGAAGGAATCAAAGCCCAAACCTGCGTAACGAGTCCGCCTTATTATGGCCTGCGTGATTATGGTCGTGATGGTCAGATAGGTTTAGAAGAAACTCCACAGATGTATGTGGATGCAATGGTAGAAGTATTTCGTTGCGTATGGGATGTGCTTGAAGATGATGGCACACTCTGGTTGAACATTGGTGACACTTACTACAACTATCGTGGTAGGACTGATGCCTTTTGCAAACAGACTGTCTCTAAAACCATGCAGGATTTACCGTCACATAGTCCAACTCGAAACAATAAGTTGGAAGGATTGAAAGGTAAAGACTTGATTGGTATACCGTGGATGCTTGCTTTTGCGCTTCGTGCTGATGGTTGGTATCTGCGTCAGGATATTATTTGGCACAAACCAAACCCGATGCCTGAATCAGTCAAAGACCGTTGCACCAAAGCACATGAGTATATTTTTCTGTTGAGTAAATCAGACAAGTATCATTTTGATTCTGCGGCAATAGAAGAACCGATACAAGATGTGACTGCGTTACGAATGCTTCGTGGTGTAAGTGACACACACAAGAATGTGAATGGAGCACCAGGACAAACAAAGCATACAATGAATCAACCCCGACCCAATGTGCGTAAAGAGTTTGACAGCAGTATGGGTGGTGGTGGAACAAGTTTTGTTGGTCACAGTGGATATAAAAAAGCAGATGGCACATTGATGATTAAACCTACACGAAACAAACGTAGTGTTTGGACTGTCAATACCAAACCATTTAAGGGTGCACACTTTGCGGTGTTTCCTGAAGAGTTAATTGAACCATGCATACTGGCGGGTGCTCCTTCTAATGGCATCGTCCTAGACCCCTTCATGGGTTCGGGAACGACAGCAGCAATGGCACTGAGACTTGGGCGACAATATTTGGGATGCGAACTCAATGAAGATTATAAACCACTTCAAGATAGTCGCATCGCAAAAGAACATAAATCTACACTAGAAGAATTCTTTACATGATTGCCGTAAATATGCTTGACCACTAGTGTAGATGGCGATATAATAGCAATACAGTTGAGAGAGAGTGACCGACTTTCAACTGATTTAATAGGTCTATATCCTACAAATTGAACTGGTATCATGCCACTAAATTTGTTTAACTTTATGGAGAATAAATTATGGATTTTAACACTCAACATAACTATAATGACTATAATGACTTTGATGATTCCAAGTCATTGCAATCTTTAGACCAAGCTCTAACACAAGCAAAACAACCGCATTCACTCGAATTGTCTCGTTTTACATGTGCAGTTCCCGAACGTATCGGTTACAAATATGTAACACGTGCTATTGTTCCTTTCGATCAAATATTTGAACCGAAGATTAATTCAAATAATAACACTGTTCGTAAGACTAAATGCCCAACATATATCAATTCTTTGATTGATTCATTCAGAAATGGAATTGAATATTCAAGACCTGTTCCTATTCTTGTTCGTAAAACTGGTGTAAATTCAAATGATAAAGTGACTAACTATGAGCGTTATGATGGCAATAATCGTGATGAAGCATTGAAACATCTTGGTTTTACTGAATATGTGCATGATATTCTTGAATACGATCCTGCATGTGGATACACAGAGGAAGAAGCTCGTATCACATTACAGTTAGATTCAAATAATCATGTTGTTCAATCACCAACAAGTAAAGATGATGTGACAAGAGCGGTTATTCAATTGTTGCAATCAGGTTCAACTATCGTAAAATCAGAAGAACTGAGCATCCGCCTTTATGTTGATCGTCATTGTTCGTATATGCCAAAAACATTGAGAGATTCTGCTGTTGCTCAAATCGTTTCTGAATGGAATACTCTTACTTTGAAATCAACGAACCCAAATGCACAACCAATCGTAAGAAATTTCAATACTTATTCTGCATTTGATGTGAAGACCTTCATTAATAATGACAAGCATGGATACCAACATGGAGGTGACTTCGATAACTTCCGTAAAAAATATGCATACTCAATGAAAGAAGGTTCGGAGCGTTCAAATATCATCAATGCAATAATGAAGTGGTATAAAGAGGTGACTGTGAAAAAAACACCTGGTGTTAAAGGTGTCTACTTTATTGCTCACACTTCTCCTCCAACTAAAAATGAAGCGATTGAACAGAAGTTGACTAAGATGCAAGATGAGATTTCGACTTTCGAAAATGCAATTCTTGAATGCGCTGCTTATCACGCAAAGCATAATAAATTCCCGTGGGAAATTATTGGTCGCCTTCCACAACTCCCAACAGATGGTGATGAAATTATCACTATCAAAGATAAGAAGTTCTTCAACAACAATAATTAATTATTGTTTACATGTCCAAACATCCCTCAGAAATGGGGGATGTTTCTCTTGAAATTATTATGATAGAAATTGATAAAGTTTATGATTTTGAAATAGGAGATGTATCTTTCGGTCCACTTCCTAAAGAAATATTGTATGATTTATTTACTGATGGGAGAGTATCCTCTCCTTTTATAGAACGGTGTTTGGTGAAATGGTTTCCTCAACTTAAATTCATTGGTGGTAGGGGATATGACCACATAGATATTAGTAATGAAGGTATTAAATATGATGCAAAATCTTTTACTAAAAGAGGTTCGAATTTTTCACCATCAAATATGCAAGGTAAGGGTCGCAAAATAGACCCCATAAAACTTTGGGAACATGCGAACACTATGATTTATATTTTCTGTGATATTATAGATTTTCCCAAAGTAAAAATAATTTTTAAAAATGGAACTGACTTAACAAAATATACTGATGGTAAAATAAAAGTAACGGAGCGAGATGTTTTATTTAAAAGATTGTCTTGATGGAATAGATGAGTTGAGTGATAACAGTGTTGATGCTATTGTTACTTCTCCCCCCTATAATTTGAATATAAAATATGGTCAATATGATGATTCGAAACCAAAAGAAGAATATATTGAATGGTTATCAACTATTTTTGAGAAATCGAAACGTGTATTAAAAGATGATGGTCATTTGTTTGTCAACATGGGTTATTCTAATATTGATCCGTGGGTTGGTATGGAAGTAGCAATTGCTTTAAGAAAAAAATGGACTTTACAGAACCATATTAATTGGGTTAAATCTATTCATGTTAAAGATAAAACACATGGACATTTCAAACCTATCAACAGTAAAAGATTTTTGTGTCCGACATGGGAACATCTATTTCATTTCACTAAGGCAGGAAATGTAGATGTGGATAGATTATCAATAGGTGTTCCTTATGAATATTATGAAGAAAATATACGTGGTAAAAATACAGTTGATACTAAACCAAATCTAAGGGATAAGGGAAATTGTTGGTTTATTCCGTATGAAACTATTAATAGTAAAGATTTAAAGGGAAAACATCCAGCAACATTTCCAGTAAAATTAGTTCAAGATTGTTTGTTGATGACAGGCATCAAAAAGGGAATCGTTCTCGACCCATTTATGGGAACTGGAACAACAGCAGTTGCTGCTATAAATTTGGAGTGGGATTATATTGGGTTTGAAATAGATACAGACTATTTCAATTTTGCGAAACAGAGAGTTAATATTAATTTATGATTTATGTGAAAGGTTCCGATGGAACATTTGTTATGGACAGAAAAGTATCGCCCTCAAACAATCGAGGATTGTATTCTACCCAAAAGATTGAAGGAAGTCTTTCAACAATACGCAAGTCAGAAACAGATACCAAACTTACTTCTAACAGGCAGCGCTGGTGTCGGGAAGACAACAGTGGCCAAAGCACTGTGTCAGGAAGCGGGATGCGATTACCTAGTAATCAATGGTTCTGATGAATCAGGCATCGACACATTCCGAGTCAAGATAAAAAACTATGCATCATCGATGTCATTCACTGGTGGACGTAAAGTCATCATCATCGATGAAGCCGATTACCTAAACCCAAACTCAACACAACCTGCACTGCGTAATGCTATCGAAGAGTTCGCAAGTAACTGTTCGTTCATCTTCACATGTAATTACAAGAACCGTATCATCGAACCACTTCATTCGAGGTGTGCAGTCGTTGAATTCGGTTTGAAGAATGGTGAGAAGCAGAAGATGGCATTGGAGTTTCTGAAGAGAACTGAATCGATTCTACAAAGTGAAAAAGTTGAGTTCGACAAGAAGGTTGTTGCCGAGTTGGTGACAAAACATTTCCCCGACTTTCGCCGTGTGATAAATGAGTTGCAACGGTATTCACAACTTGGTAAAATTGATGTGGGTGTTCTTGCTCAAGTTGCTGATGTATCCATCACCGAGATTGTGAAGTATATCAAAGACAAAGACTTCGGTGCGGTCAGAAAATGGGTTGCAACCAATGAGATTGATTCGACTACATTTTTTCGCAAGTTGTATGACAATCTGTATGATTTTCTCAAACCACATTCTATTCCACAAGTGATTTTAATCCTTGCCGACTATCAATACAAACAAGCATTCGTTGTTGACCAAGAAATAAATATTGTTGCTTGTCTTATACAAATAATGGCGGAAGGAGATTTCAAATGAGAACAGATGTAATAGCAGAACACTATTCGGATGATGGTATCAAAGTGTCTATGGTAATAGAGAATGATGATCGGTATTGTGTATTCATTTCATGCTTGGAAAAGAATGTGAGTGAGGAGAAATATTTTGATGATGTGGAAGACGCCAAATCTTTTGCGAGAGAGTGGGTGCTGTGAACCCATTTGATTATGTCAAGGATATTCTACAGGGAAAAAAGAACCTGATAGTAGATGACCTGAGTGAGAAGGACTATCAACCATTCCTTACCAATCGGTCACTGTCCTACCATCACGACTGTGTTTATGTTGCTAATGAGATGAATCGCAACCACTTTCTTGACAAAAAGCTACAGAATGATTTTCTTATAAATATCGTAAGGTCTAAGAAAAGACCCTATGCTAAGTGGATAAAATCTGAAAAAAGTGACGATATAGAATGCATCAAGCAGACATACGCCCTATCAGATGCCAAAGCACGTGATGCTTTGCGACTACTAAGCAACGAACAAATCCAAAAACTCAAAGAACAAACCCTGAAGGGTGGATTAGGAAAATGATATGGTTGATTTATCGAAATTCCTTGAGATCGAACTCAAGGAGCAGGATGACTTTCTAAAAGTTAGAGAAACTCTAACACGGATTGGAGTATCGTCAAGAAAAGAAAAGGTATTGTATCAGTCGTGCCACATTTTACATAAGCAAGGAAGATATTATCTGGTTCATTTTAAGGAGTTGTTCCTTTTAGATAACAAACCATCCAATCTTTCGGAAAATGATGTTCAAAGACGGAACGCAATTGCCGATTTATTAGAGGAATGGGGCTTGCTAAAGATTTTAAATCGTGATATAATGGAAGATAATATAGCACCAATTCACCAGATAAAAATTATCTCTTTTAAAGAGAAAGACGAATGGGAATTGATTACTAAGTATAACATAGGTAAAAAGAAAACTGATTATTAATATGGTGACTTATCATGTACAAAACGAAAAACAATTTGGTCAAACTTGTGAATAAGTATACTAAAGAAGAAGTATTTACTAGAGATTACGATGATGTGATTAGAGAAGGC